AGCGTGCTTTGACCATTTGCTGTTGCGGCAGCGATTGCGGCTTGCATAGCGGCTGTATCATCTGTTACACCATCGCCTATAGCACCATAATCCAAGACGTTAATCAACGCACCTTGGATCATTGAATAAGATACTTTAGTCAAAGACATTTTTTATCCTTTACGCAATTGAATTTAATTGCTCATCGGTTGGTTTTTTTTAATGTTGGATGATTCCATTCAAATATGTAATCCCCATTTGCATTGCCATCATTTCTTAAAAGAATTGAACCTTTATCTAAGTCAAAATCTTCTGGTTTTAAATCAGGGTATATTGCAAAAGGTTTTTCGTATAAATTCATTATGCACCCCTTACTAATACACCAGTTAAGTAGGTATATTTTTGCCCTGCCGCAATGTCGCTTGTTCCAACAAATGTTCCAAAAGCATACAGTTCAACATAATCTGTTGAACCATTAAAATAAACCAAACCTGTAACAGTTACTTGGCTCAAGTTAACACTAGCGTCTTGTCCTCTAAAGTATTCTGAGCCATTTTTGTATATTGAACATAAAATTCTTGTGTTTGTTCCAGTCAAACCAACAGAGCCTGAAATTTGATAATAGCCAGCAACTGTTGGAGTAAATCTGTAATTGGTCGCTGAATCGAAATTATTGTTAGTATCGTATTCTTCAGCATTCAACTGAACTTTTGTAAACGTTGCGGTTGTAAGTGATTGATTTGCGCCCGTTCTGTACACGCTAAACGCTGGTCCACCTGTTACCGCAACAGTAACTGCACCAGGGGCGTTTGTAATACCAATACCAGCACCAGCCGTTAAAGTGGCGGCAACATAATTTGTGCCGTTACCAATTGGAATTTGACCGTTTGTTGGTGTTGTTGTTATTCCAGTGCCACCGTTACCAACGCCCAAAGTTCCTGAAACGTGCGTTGTAAGGCCAATCTTTCCCCATGAAGGGGCTACACCGACACCACCAGAAATTAGCGCATTTCCAGTTGCAATATCAGCAAGTTTTGACAACGCTGTGGTGGTGCTGGCGTACAGCAAATCACCGACAGCATAAGACGATTGGCCTGTGCCACCACTGGTCGCAGCCAATGGGGTTGTGGTCAATGTCAATGATGCGGCACTAACTGCTCGGCCTGCGGTCAGATCAGCAACGCTGACCTGCTTAGTCACGCCGCTCTGAACAATTGGCAATACCTCAGTACCCGCCAGCGGCGTGGTCGCTGCGGTTAGTGCTGAGATTTTTGTATCGGCCATAATTGTTTTTATTAGCTATAACACACTTCAATTAAAGATGTATTCGGAGGTGCTTGGGAGAAAGTTAAAGTTGTGTTGGAGACAGAAAACGTGTTTTTGTTTTGATATACGCCGTTAATGTATACGGAAATTGTGTTTTCATTACCTACGCTAGTAGACAATGTAAATGCAACTGTTGTTCCATTGCCGGTAAAATTATCCGGGTTAATGGTTGAAACACCTACGCCAGTAATGTTGTCGTATGTTGCAATTAAAACATCTGTTGAATCTTTCAAAACAAATTTATATGACGCAGGCGTAATCCAAATCTCGCCGCCGTCGGGTACACGGCCAGCAGAATCCAAAATAATCGGATTTGTTCGCGCCACATTTCCCGCATTGGTTGTATAACTAGGCAAAGGAGTCGTGGTGCCAGCAGCGTAGGTGTACAGCTTGCCGCCAGTCAGCACCGCACCAGAATTGGTGAAAAACTGGGCCGCAACGCCGCCCACTGGGGAGAGAAATACGGCCATGTGTTACTCCATCAAGATCAAGCGCTTAGAGCGGCAACTTTGTCTTGGAATGCTTTAACGCGGGCTTCATGGGCTGCAACTTGAGCAGTCAGGTCGGCGCGTTGCTTGTTGATATCGGCTTGAGTGCTGGCCTGATCGGCCTCTCGTGCAGCCACTTGTTTTTCGCGGACATCTATTGCCTTTTCACGCGCAGCCACTTGCTTGCCTGCGGCATCAGCGTCCGCCATCATGCGTTTGGCGTTGTCGGCATCGACTTGAGCCGCTGCCTTGATCTCATCAGCCGTGCGCTTTGCGTCAGCACGGACAGCCAGCGCCTCGGCTTGCGCGGACTCGAGTTCGGCCTTGGCTTTGGCGCGGTCGGCTGCGGCATCTTCAACCGCAGACAGTGAACCCTGGCGCTTTGCCAGTTCGTCGCGCACTTTCAGCAACTGCACCAAGTCCTTGGGCAACTGCTTGGTGATGTACTCGATGGGATCGGTTGCGGGCGTGTCGTTGGAAATGATCATGGCAACCTCATCAAGAGTAGTAGGTGATGTTCAGTTTTGCGCCGCCAGTTTGCTCGATGAACTGAATCTGGGAGATGTCGCCATCATATTGCAACGTCACGCCAGCAGCCAGGGGCATGCCAACACTTGCGGTCGGGGCCACGCCATCATCACGCCAACGCACGGCCTGGGCCTCGGGAATGATGATTGCGATGCGGGGAGTGCCAGCAAGACCGTTCAGGTCTTTTTGCGGCACAGTCAGTTTGGTCGCTGCACTCAGACTCGTGATCTGCTGGTAACCCAGCACCGAGGTAATTGCTTTGAGGTTGATTGCCATCAGAATCTCCTTCGTTCAGTGAACGATCTTAACTTAATAAACGGATTTTCGACAGAGGGTGTCGGCTGACCGCCAATGACAATCGCTGCCTCATTTCCAACCACCGAGTACGCCCCCGGCAAAGCTGAGATGACTCGATCAACCGAGATTGTGGCCGATTCACCCAAATACGCGTACACCCCAAATTCGCATGTGATGTTGCGGACATACGCAATTGTCGCATTTTGTCCGGCGACTGCATACGCCCCCGGATCGGCAGACACAACTCGCGTTTTGAGGATTGATGCTGACTGACCGCTGACAGCATAACTGCCTGGGGCGGCTGTGACCAGTTTTGACCGCAAAAGGTCAGCAGACTGCCCTGTGACGGCATAGCTGCCTGACGCGGCTGCGATGTTGTGCCCGCGCCTGAGCGTGGCAGGCTGGCCGTTGATGGTGTAGCTGCCTGAGTCAGCGGTGACCTGCTTGGACCGGTAGATGCTGGCGCTTTGGCCGGTGACGGCATAGCTGCCCGAGTCGGCTGCAAGCGCTTTGGAGCGCAGGATTGTGGCATCCTGGCCCGTGACGGCATAGCTACCGGCTGCGGCTGCAAGAGCGCGGCTTCGATAGATGCTGGCAGACTGTCCTGTAACTGCATAACTGCCAGCGGCGGCAGATATGACCTTGCTTCGAGTGATTGTGGCGCTCTGACCGGTGACCGAGTACGTTCCATAGGCCGCTGTGAGTGAGCGGTTTTTAGCGACAGTTGCAGACTGACCCGTGACGGTGTACGTGCCATACGCTGCAACAACAATGTACTGAAGCGGTTCAAGGTCTAGCTTCCCTCCATCTTCCTGAACAAGATAGGAGCCATCCTCGCACAGAAGATAGGCTACTAATCCCATACTTACGTCGCTTGGAAGACCCCGTTAGTGCCATCCAGCGTCACGGTTACGGTTTCACCAGCAGCCACGGCTTGTGAACTGCCATAGTCCCAATATGCCACGTTGGTGCCCGTTGTCGAGTCAACCAAAACAGCATACTGGAAAGAAAATCCTGCGCCACTGGCGGTCCAAGCGGTCGGGCTTGACAGCACCAGTTTGTACGTGCCCCCACTTTGGGTGGCACTGACAGTAGCGGCTGCGTTACCACCGGTCGTGTAACCGTTGCCGTTGGCAACCTCGGTAATCGTGCCAGCAGCTTGGCTGACAGCCGTCGCCAGTTTGATGACCCACGAATCAGAGCCTGCGTTGATGTTCTCAAACAGGTTTTCAATTGCGGGTTGGAATTTGTTGTAGACGGCCATGACGATCCACCTTATGCCAAAAATTTCAACTTGTAAAGTGTCGTCAAATACAGTTCAACGATGTTGTCGATCAACTGTTGCAGTGACGTATCTTCCTTTTTTGCCACCTTGTATCGCATTTCCTCAATGTCGGCCAAGGACGACTCGAGGAACTCGATGATGTTGGTGGTTTTCTTGGCCGTCATCAGGCTGATTGGCCCGATGAGGCCGTGACGACCTTGATACGCCTCGGCAAACGCGTCGGCGTGGTCGATGATGCTGTCGTAGAAGGTATTGAGCGCCATGTGCTTGGAAAAGCTGCGCGTGTTCAAATGCACCGAGTGAGCCACATCGCGGGCCAAAAACAAGGTGCCTACAAAGTCGGCTGCGGTACTCATTGGGGCATCCCTTCAGGTTGCATCATGGGCGGTTGCTCGGGAGCCATCTCGGCACCCACGGGCATCTCAGGCATCTCTTGCCCTTCGTGTCCCATGACCAGATCGTTACTGTGCATGGCTGCGGCCACAACGCCCATCGCAATATCCTGAATCTGTTGCTCAGTCATGCCAGCCTGGACCGCAGCAATGCGCTTGGTTTCGGCATTGTAGGCTTCGATGTCGGCCTTGAACTCTTTGATCGCAATGTCGCGGGCTTCAATGGACTGCTGCACGTTTTGCAGCATGCCAGCCATCTGTTGCATCTCTTGGTTCATGGCCTCGATCTGCTGTTTCGCAGCAGCCAGTGCCGGATTGTCCTCGTCGTCGCCAATAATGGCCGGATCGATGACCTTAGCGAAGCGTTTCGCCATCTCTTGCGAACCCGGCCAGTCCATGTTTTTGATGAACAGGTCGCCAGCCACTTTCCACAGGTCTGGGTTGCCTTGCAGCAACTGAGCCATCGACTCGAGCGACTCTTGACGCTTGGTTTGGAAGCCAGGACCGGTGATCACGCGGACATCGTACTTGCCAACGCCAGGGTTGTAGACCTTTTCGATCACGATGCCTTGCTCGTTCTTGATCTTTTTGACCGGCTCTTGCTGCATCGGGTTAATCTTGACCATGCCCGACTCGCCGTCTTCTTGAATGATGCGGGCGATGCGCTCGGTGTCGTAAATCTTGGGGATCAGGTCCACAAGTTGACGACCGACGTAGCGGATCATGCGGGCGTAGTTGTCAACGTAGTGGTAGGTGCCGGTGTCGGACTCACGCTGACGCGCCAGGATGGCCTTGCCAGAGCGTTCGTTGGACGTTTGGCCCAGCGATGCGTTGTACTGACCCGTCGTGCTCTTGATGTCGTCAGAAGCGCCCATTTTGGCCTGAATCAGACCCGTTTGAGGCAGAGGTGGGGCCGCACGTTGCGGAAGCGGCAAAACGGCTCCCTGGCCGTCTGTGACATCAGGGTTGACTTCAAGGTAAGGCCAGTTTTGCGTGTTGGCCGTTTTCCACTGATTCTCATACCCTTCAAACTGACCACCGTAACCGATGAACGGTGCTTTGGGGGCCAGCGCCAGCATCTCGGCTTCCTGCGAAGTCCAGTAGTTGTACATGCGCTGCGCGTCTTTGGCGTTACGCACAAGGCCACTGACGTACAAACGACCCTCAACCTCGAACTCGTTGCCCACGCAGCGGATCACGGGGATGTGAGAACCAGCCCAGTCGGCCCGCTCAAGCACCTCGTAGCCGTTGATCTTGAGCCATTTGATGCGTTTGCGATCAGATTGGCGCTGCTTCAGGGGCTTGATGAACTGCTTTTTGAGCATCCTGTCTTCAGGAGTGCCCTCAAACGCAGTCACGTTGCCAGGGTATAAATTCAGCGTTTCGCGGGTGTTTTCGATGTAGAAATACTCGGCGATACGGACCGTGTTCTCGTTGAGCCACTGGCTGATGGACTGGTCGCCCACGCCCAGGGTCTGCAAAGTGGTCAGAGGTGAGGCGTTGGGGAACTGGCGTTCGTACTCGTCACGCGGCAGGTCTTCGGTGATGAAGCACCAGCGGGCATCAGCGCCGCAAGGGTCTTGAATCAGCGGGTCCATGTAGACCGAGAAGCTGTTTCGGATGCGACCGATTTTGATGTCCTGATTGAACGTGGCAGCGTCGCAGTATTCGGTCAGGATACGCACGTAGCCTTCACCGTAGGCCACTTGGTTCTCGCATGCGGTGTCGTAGGCTACGTCAGCATCGGAGATGTACTCGATGTGACGGATGACACCGTTAAAAATCTCGGCCACTTCAACGTCGGCCTTGTCATCGACGGGGATGACTTTGGGCTGCGGGCGATTTTGTCGCTGCTCGTTGGTGACTTGGTGAACGTGCTGGGGCAGCTTGTTGATGGTCAGGCAGGGGCGGGCGTTGATGGTCTGCCCTTGCACTGCACCACGGGTCGCCAGCACATCGGCGGGCCACTGCCAGTGGTTGTCGGGTGAGCCTGCATAGAAACGCAGGTCATCGAGTTCGTCTTCACGCGACTCTGACAACGCAGAAATCGCCATGTCGAGGCGGCTGCGGGCGGTCGAGAGGACTTGCGCGTCGCTTTTGTCCTTGGCCGAGCCGCCTTCACTGACCGCACCGGCAGCGACGACTCCTGTGTAGTCTTGCGGCATGGTTTACTTGATTTTGTTCAAAACTTTGGCAACCGTCGCCTTGACGTTGGTGCCGCTGGGGATGCTACCGTGACAGCCCATACCGGGCATCTTGGAGTAGGTTTCTTTGTTGCGGTCGGGCATACCAGCGCCGGACATTTTGGGTTCGCGGGCGTTGAGTTTGGCAATGGGTTCGAGTTTGTTGCTCATTTTTTACCTTTCGGGGATGATTTTGCAGCGGCGCGTTTGACACTGTATGCGATGGCGACGGCCTGTTTGACTGGTTTACCAGCCTTGACTTCGGCTTTCACGTTCTTGCGGAACGCTTCTTTGCCTGTGCTTTTGACGAGTGGCATATCACTTACCTTTCTTTGCTGTTTTCGCAGACTCGCGGAACGCTTTGTCGGTAGGTGCGCCCTTGGTCCCCGGCTTACGCATTTTCTCTTTGCTGCCAGCGGCAATTCTTGCCTGTTTAGCGTGAATGTTAGCGTAGAGTCCGGGTTTTGTCGCCATGATCAGCACTTCCAGCGTTTGAGCGATGCTTTGGCGCGTTCCGCGTCGCCTTTGGCGTGTTTGACAACACCTTCCATTCGGGCGCAAAACGAGGCTTTACGACCCGCATCGGCTTTGGTTTTGGGGTTTGGGGCTGGCGCTTTTAACTTGCTACCAGTCGCAGCGTTGTACTTCTCGCGCCCTTTGGCAGTCAAGCCTGCTCCCTTGGACACGGGCAGCTTCTCGCCCCGTCCAACGCTGAGAGACACGCTTTTCTTTGCCATTTACGCTCCCATCCAAGAGGTTGTGATACCCTGCATTCCCATCGGTCTGCGGACATCTGTGCGCGGATTGTACTCCCGGTGGGCGACAGGAAACGCGAAGGTAACTGCCAGCGCATCTGCTGCATCTGGTGAAGCCAATCCTCTTGCTTTCATTTCCTTCTTGCCCTCCAAGAATATGGTGCCAGCGGAGTTGGGCTTCTTCATGGGGCCGGTCAGGTCAGTTTTTAACTGTCTGTCCTGGGGAAGTGCCGCTGTTTTCAGCCATTCCCGCATCGCGCCCCACATTTCAGCCCGTTTGTTACCCCACATGACAGGGTTCTTCGCTTTCCAGCCAAAGTTTACCCCACGGACTTTGTACCTCTGCTCGTTCAATCTGTCAAGTATCCCGTA